AAAGTAAACATCAAGTCGTTTCATTTCCTCAAGTAAAGGTTTGATCCAATCTTGACAGGCACGGTTCAACAAAGTGTGACGGAACATCAACGGAGGACGAGCAATGTGTTCAAGAGTTGCATTATAACCTTCCCAATTTGGTTCCAGTTTTGGAGGGCCCCATTTACTAGGGACTCCACAAACTCTTTCAATTTCTTTGGAAAGAATGCTAGGTTGTACTGTACTACGTTGTTTAGTTCGCAGCTGTGTAGAACCATAGATCTCAACACAATCGTTTACACCCATACGTGATGCCATGCAATGTGGATGAACTCGGTCATTTGCAAGAAGTTTTTTATCATACTGTGAAACTGGCAATTCATCTGACTGAGCCGACAAAACAACATTGGACATGCCATTCAATCTTCTTCTATTTCGCTCATAGTCAGGTAAAGTCACAGTTTGCATGACACCTTCATCTTTCAAGGGGTTGCCTCCAATGTGGAAACCAACAAGAACAGGATCTTTGGTGTTTGTAATGACACAACCCATACATGCTCCATCACGAGCAAGACTAGATTTATATCGTCCACCATAGAACTCCATACCAGAGTGTTTTTCAACTCCAAACTTTACTTCAGTATTATCAACACTAAACTGGTTAGGAGCGTTTTCAAAATCTTCACGTTGGCAAACCACCAGCTGTGCAAGTGCTCGACCTGTGGGTGGCAATGCGGGAAACCACTTCGTCATTGTTCGAAAATCGGGACAATTTGGCACATATGCAAAAGTTACATCCATGTCAGGTGGTGTCACACAAGAAGCTTCATCAACGACAAAGGTGAAACGACCACCAGGTGACCCATGACGATGCACTTCAACAGTGAGACATTCAGTCTTCTCTTCGTCCATATCTGCATACGGATACCACACATGTTGAGGAAAAAGAGCAACTCCTTTCTCAGGAAAGAAAATGTTACATTTGGTTTTAGATCCATTCTTCCGAATGAACCAAGCCCAAAACAAATTTCTCTTAGTGAGAGATTCTGTCAACTGTTTTGCACTTGCTGTTTTTGTACTGGGTTGTGCATGCACATTGAAACCCAATTTCTGGATATAATAACCCATCCAACCAGGGTGGTCATCTTTAGGTTCTCCAGCATGAGGCAAATTGCCTTTTTGTTGAAAGTACCATCCATGAAAAGCTCTCAATCCAAGACCAAGAACAGCAATTCCAAGTGTTGCAACTTCTGTCATTTCCATTTTTGGTGCAATGCATGACATCAAGCCGTCTCGACGTTGAAGGAAAGCTTCCTTCTCAAGCCTGACTCGCGTTCTATACATTCCGTACATTCCAACATTGGCCAAAGTCATACACGACACTGGAAGTATCATTGAAGACATTCGTTTCTCCTTGTAGGCAAAATATGACATGGGACAGATGCAACCTAACATTATTCCATTTAGCCATTTCAAATGCCAACGCACATCATAATATGCTGCACGTTTTGCCCACAGATTAATGTAGTGATTCATAGCTGGCAAATTCATAATGCGTTCGGGTACAAAGGAAAAAATCCAAGGCGTGGCATAATAATCCAAACCTCGTCTCACCTCATGTGCAAGCTCCTTGGTCATCATTGTTTGTATTGGTCTCCAACCCAAAACTTTCCAGAAGAACTGATCAGGAAACACCCACGATTTAACGTAGGCAACAACTGAGTCCTTCATGAAACTTCCAACGAGTTCTTTAAACTCTGAAGATTGGGGGCGGAACTTCTGACATTTGCAAGCAGTAGGTGTCTGAGAACAATCCAAACACAAGCAATCACACAAAGAGTGTGGTAACCCACACTTGGGACACATTGGGAGTTCG